TGTTGTTGGTTCGGCTGACCCGTATGAAGATGGATATTTCCAAATCACTAAGGGTGGATTGCGTGAAGTTTCAATCGTTATGCAACCGAATAACCCAATGGCAAACATTAATAAGCTAGAATCATGCTTATTAGAAAACGGTTCTATTGAACCAAGAAATTTGGAACAAGCTCTGCGTGACGCAGGGGTTTCAAAGCAGAACGCGGAAGTCGCTGTTTCTGTATTTAAGGAAGTATTAGAACAGCGTAAGGCTATTCCAGTAACTCCTGAAAATGAGCCGATTCGGAGTGACCCTGAATTAGCGGCTTCCAACGAGGTAATTCTAGCTGAATTAGAAAAGCGTGAATTGCTTAAACAATTATCAAAACGCATTAAAGGATAAATCATGTCAAAAGAAATCATTGAAAAGTTAGACGCTATTGAGGCAACTTCTGTTGCTGAAATTGCTAAAGTTACTGAAGCGGTAAACGCTAAAGTAGATGCCGTTGAAGTTTCATTTGCTGAAAAAGTTGCCGCATTAGAAGCGAAAGTTGCTTCAATTAATGTTGCACCATCAATCATCAAAATTGAAAAATCAATTCGCGGTGATGTAAACAAAATGGTTAAAGAACAATTAGCCGCTTTCAAAAATTCAAATTCTAAAGTTCAAAAAGAACTTAAAATGTTTGAAGATGAATCACAATATCAAGCATACATGACTGAAGCTTCAGCTTTAACGGCTGGTGGTTACAATCAAGGTGGTCGTACTGCTTATGACCCTGTATTTGTTGCATTGCGTCTTGCTAACCCATTACGCGGTCTAACTCGTACTGTTGCTACTGATGGTTCAAGCTATCAATTCCGTGTGAAAACTGGCAATGCTGGTGCTCAATGGGGCTATGGTATTCAAAACAATGGTGCTGGAACAACTGAAGATACTTCAATTTGGCAAGTTCAATTGAAAGACTTGAATGTTCAATTCCCAATCCGTACTGCGGCACTTGATGATATTGATGGTTTAAGCTCAAATGTTGTTGATGATATGTTGGCAGAGTTTGCTCAAACAGAAGCTCAATCAATGATTTCAAATAATGACCAATCAGGTACAGGAACTTCTGTTGCAACTGGTGGTGCAGATGGTTTGCGCGGTTTAGACCAATATGGTGGTGCAAATGCTACTTATGCTGGTGGTACAACTTCAGTTGCCGCATTTGGTACTTCAGGTACAGGCTCAACTGCTGGTTTACACTCATTAGCTACATATGACCAATTGACATCTAATGTGAATACAGTTGGTGCAAATGCAATCACTTACAAAGATGTAGTGAATTTTGTGTATGCTTTACCACAACAATATTGGACATCAAATGCTAAATTCATGATTAGCCCAATCTTGTTGCAAGCTATTCGTGGTTTAACTGATACAAATGGCGCACCAATCTTCAATCGTAATGAGGGTTTAAGCGTTGATGGTATCGTTGGTACATTGCTTGGCTTTGATGTAATTGTGAATAAGTATTTAGATACCCCATCACAAACTGCAACTGGCGCGGCTGGGACTGTTAGCAAATATCCAATGTTCTTCGGTGACTGGTCACGCTTCCACACGACTATTGACCGTTTGAATATGGTTTTACGCCAATATGACCAAACATTGCCCGGCTATATCACTTATTTTGGTGAAAAACGCTTGGCAACTTCTGTTCGTGACCCATTTGCTGGTGTGCGTTATCGCTCAACTGCAACTGCCAACGCATAAATAGGCTTAGGGTGGTGGTAATGCACCATCACCCTTTTTTTAACCTAAAGGACAGACCAAAATGAAAATCTCTGAACGAATTTTAGAAGGCATTAAAACCGCCTTAATTGATGGTGAAGCAACCGTTGATTTAAAAGTTGTCAATGAAGCGAGTGCAATAACTGGTAGTGGTTCAGGGATTGGTGGTCGTGTTTACTTTGATGACGCTTTCGCGGCAATGCGATACTTTAACCCTTTCCGTATGGGAAGTAGACAAATTTCAATTAGTGGCTCTGATGTCCAGTTTGTAGCCAAAACTGGTAATGCCGCTGATGCAACTGACCCTTGGGGATATACAGTAACTCCAAATAGTGGTTCACCTAATATTGACACAGCGATTTGGCAACTGCCAGTTCGCGTATTGTCAGCACAATTGCCAGTTCGTAGCGCGGTACTTGATGATGTAAATGCTTTAGATTCAGCAATCGTAACAGATTTAATTGCCGAATTTAGTCAATTAGAAGCTGAATCAATGGGTATTAATGATGACCAATCAGGCTCAACGACAACTTCTACTGGTGCAACTAATGGTTTGCGCGGTTTAGGCTCTTATGCAACTGGCTCTAGCGCGTCATACGGCACTAGCGGAACTGCAATGACCAATGGCATTCATACAATCAAAACAATCAGCCACAGCGCGACTGTAGTAGATTACAACATGGTTACTGACATTGTAAATGCGCTTCCTGCTCAATATTGGTCAATGCCAACAACTGCATGGCATATTCATCCAACAATGATTAATTCATTGCGTCAATTAAAAAATACGGCTGGATTACCTTTATTCCTAGAGGTTGGTGATGAAGATGGTGCGTCTGTTGGGTTTATGTTTGGCTTTCCAGTAGTTCCAAACCCATATCTTGGTGCGCCTGCAGTTGGTTCAGTTTCAATGATTCTTGCCAATTGGGATTCATTCTTAACTATTGCTGATGTTGAAGAAATAACAATCAAACGCTTTGAGCAAACTCAAGCTGGTTTTGTGACGCTATATGCAGAGCAACGCATGGCTTCATCAATTCGCAATCCGTTTGCTGGCGTGTTCATGAAAGGCATTTAATCATGTCAGCTAATTCATCAACTTATGGTGGTATGTTTCTCGCGCCTACGCGCAACCCATTCAATTATGAAAAAGTTGAGCAAACTGGGCGAGATTTAACAACTGAATGGCTAACGCTTGATGAAATTACGCAACAAATAAACCTTTATGGTGATGAATCACAAGACCCATATTTGCAAAAGTGTGACCTTGCAACAAGACAGCATGTAGAGGACTATTTAGGCATTCCTATTTTTCCTCAATCCTATCGGGTGTATTATGGTCTTGGAAGTTTATATGGAACGCCAGTAACGCTTGACTTACCTGAAGTGTCACAAAATGGCGTTACTATAAACAGCGTTCAGTATTGGAATAGTGATTCACCTAGCGTCTTAATAACGGTATCACCATCAACTTATTATTATGATGCAACTGGTAATAAGATTGTTCTCAATACTATGCCAACTGAAATGGACACTAGCAGAACTAATCCTATCATTGCTAATTACACATTGAACGCCAGTATTTTGGCGCAATACCAAGTGATTAGACATGCAGGGTTGCTTTTATTGACGCACCTTTATAATAATAGAGGTGCAACAATCGCTGGCGCATTGCAAACAATACCATTAGGGTTTGATGTATTGTTAAGACCTTATAAACCATTGGTGATGTAATTATGGCTATCGCGCGTTTTGAAAATGTAGATGTCAATAGACTAACATTTGGCACTAACGCATTTGGTGAATATACGACAACCACAACATTATGGTTTGTTGGCAGACCATTGATTGCTGAAGTTAAGAATAGCGTGGCTATTACTGAACGCTATCGGATATATTCTGATTTAATTACTTTCAAATTTAACTATACGCCAAACATGAAAATTATTGTAGATGACCAAAACCTCTACAGCATTATTTATCGTGGCAAGGAATGGCGTATTACTGATGCAATTGAAAGCAATGACAAAATGAATGTTACTTTGATGTGTTATCGCTCCGACCCTGAAACAAAGGCTTAATATGACTACACAAATGAATGTCAGTAATTACGCCCAAGCGATACAATATCAATTGACGCATATTGTTGGTTCTTTAGTACCAGTTTATGCAAATTTTAATCGTAACTATGCGACAGAACCATTATTTATTACTTGGCAACTTCGCAATGTTCATCAACCAGTTTATACTGGTGGAATACAAGGTAACAAAGGCATTGATAGACCTACATTTCAAATCAGTATTTTTTCAACTGGTATGCAAGCAGGATTTGATTTAGCTAACACGATAATTCAAAGTTTGCATGGGTATAGTGGTCAATTTGGCGGTTCTGCTGGATTTGGAATTGCAAAAGCTGATGTCATGTGGCTCTATCATGGATATGATAATGACATTGCATTACATAATATTTTTATGGATTGCACAATAGACATCCCAACATAAGACAGTATTTTTTAATTTAACTTGAGGATTTTTAATCATGGCACTTCCAAATAAAGTATTAGCAGGGTTTACGGCATCGTTATATGCTCAACCAACAGCAACTCCAACACCATTGACTTTGGCTCAACTGTCACTTCTAGCAAGCGTTTCAGCGATTGCAATAACTGGCAATGCCATTAATGTGGAAGCAATTCCAGCGTTTGGTCAAGATGATGCGGTGGCAAGTTTTGGTGTAGCTGGAAGCCGTCAATCAGATAAGATTCCAACTCAATCCGCACCGACCAGCATGACAATAACAGCCCCTTGGAATCCAAGTGACGCTATGTTGTTATTGATTCGTGGTGATGCTTACAACGGAGCAGTAGATAGAACATTCGTAATTGCCGCTTCTGATAACGCTTCTAGCCCAAACATTGTTTATTACGCTTTCAATGCGCGAGTTAGCGAGTTTCAAATTGATTCTGCTCCGAGTGCTGAAGCAAAATGCACATTCACAGTTCATCCGCGTGGCAACATGTACGGCTGGTCTAACAACGCTTAATCAAGGGGAATAATCATGGCATTACCAAATAAAGTTTTAGCAGGGTTTAACGCATCACTTTGGATGCAATCAGGGGCAACGCCTACGCCATTAACTACAGCAAATTTATCAGTATGGACAGCGCAAGTTGCCACTATTGTTGGAACTTCTGCTGGTGGTACTGGTGCTAGTGGCGTAGCTTTGAATGTTGAGGCTGTTCCAGCATTTGGACAAGATGATGCAGTTGCTTCATTTGGTGTAGCTGGTTCTCGTCAAAGTGACAAAATACCAACGCAATCAGCACCAACATCAATGACAATTACTGCACCATGGAATCCAAGTGATGCTGGTTTACTGCAAATTCGCGCAGATGCTTATAATGGCACAGTAGATAGAACATTTGCTATCTCGGCTTATGATGGTACAAATGTAGTGGCTTATGCGTTCAATGGCAGAGTTTCACAATTCCAAATTGATTCTGCACCAAGCGCAGAGGCAAAATGCACCTTTACTATCCATCCCCGTGGGAATCAATACGGCTGGTCAAATAGTTAAAAATAAGCCCTGCTCTTGCAGGGTTTTTTACAGGATAATATATGAACATAAACTCACAACAAGATTTGTTAGGTTTTTTAATTACACAATCAACCAGCGGTCAAAAGAATTGGTTTGGTTTTGCTGAACAGCGTTTAACTGGCATAAACCTTGCGCATGAAATCGCCTCTAATCATGCTGATAAAATGACACCAACTGAAGTGGTTGATTATGTTGTTGCGCTTAACAACTGTATTTATCAAAGATTAATTAAGGCTGAATAATGGCTACTAAATTTCAGATAACTGGTCTACAGGAAACTTTGAAAGTATTCCAAGACTTGCAGGATGAAATTGGTGATAAAAAAGCTCGCTCTAAAGTTTTAATTCCAGCCGTCAAAGAAGCAATGAAACCAGTATTATCAATGGCTAAAGCATTAACGCCAAAAGATACTGGATTGCTTGCAAACACATTGACAATAGTAGGTCGCAGACCGACAAATGCTGATAAAAAATCAAGGTACATTACTGGTAAAGATACCGTTGTTGCTATTGTTACAACCAAGCCAATACCAAGAAAGCTAAAGAAACAAGCGCAGGGAATGAGCAAGAATGAAAAGAGAAAGTTCTATGCAAGCAAAAACTCTTTATTTGATGCTAGAGCTATCTCAAATGAATTTGGAACTGCCAATATGTCAGCAAACCCATTTATGCGAGTATCATTAGAAAATCAATCATTTATGGTAACAAGTAGGTTAGGTGAAATTTTAAGACAAAAGATTGAACAATATAGGAGCAAGACAAAATGAGTAAAATATCACAAGCATTAGGTTCTAAATATCAAGAGAATAAACTTTCAATTTTAACTCGCAGATTTACTATGGGCGATTACACAGCAAAGGTTCGTGTGCCAAGCGTCAAGGAAATGGAAGTTATCTATGATTATTTTAAAAACCCAAATGAAGATGATGTTGAAAAGACATATCAACAATTGTTATCAACATTGAATGCAGAAGAATTAGAAGAAGTTGCAAAAACTGGAAACATTGGTGGTCGTTCATTAAGAGAAACGGCAACAAATAAAACAGTCATTCAATACAGGATTGTTGAGTACATTAAATTTTTAATTCCTGAAAATGGTGAATCATTAGCTGATTTAGAATATTCAGATGTTGAAGAAGAATATCCATTCGCAATTCAATTGGCATTGGTTGATAAAATTCATGAAGTCATTAGTCCTGAATATAAAGAAATTAATGCAAAGTAACTAGCTCATTAAGAACGCAAGTCCGCGCTTCAATGATTTTTAATGGGCATACACAAGACAATATAGACGCATTAGATGAAGCTACAATGAACGAAATAATAGTCATGTATGCTGATGGTGCAATAGGGAATTATGGTCTGCTACAGACGCTTGGTAAACTAACGGCAGGGGTATTTAATTACATTAGAAGCCCAAATGCTCAAGCGTATGAGTTAAAGAGCATATTAGGCAATTCTTATGCTTATATGTTTTCTGAACAAATGGCAGACCCAAGTGAATCTTTATTGACATTTATGACGCAAGCGCAAGGCTTTGGTATGGACAAGTTTACAAAGGAATAATCATGGCAATAGTATCAAGATTAGGTGTTGTTTTAGGATTAGATTCAGGTGAATTTAATTCAGGGCTTGGTCTTGCTCAAAGTAAACTTGGTGGGTTTAATACTTCAGCCATTGCTTCAAAGTTAGGCGTTGCCGCATTAGGTTATGAGTTACTTAGTGCAACAAAGAGTGCCATAACTTTTGCTGATGAAATAGCTGATATTGCTCAAGCCAATGAAATGGCGGTAGGCACTATTCTTGAAGTGTCAAATGCGTTGCAAATAAGCGGTGGTAAAAGTGAAGATGCCGCCAAGATGTTATCAAAGTTTACTCAAGGCATTGAAAAAGCCATTGATGGTAATGATAAAGCTCAAAGAAAACTTCAAGAAACAGTTGGGATTACCCATGATGATTTAGTTCACATGAGCCAAACAGATTTGTTCATGAAAATGGTGAATGGTCTTGACAGCATAGGTGATGCAACTGAACGAAATGCCTTAAAAATGCAGTATTTTGGCAAGTCATTTGTCAAAACTGACATGAAACAATTTGCTGAAGAAATGAAAAACTCTAAAGGCAAGTTTGATGAATATGGCACTAGCATAACTGAAATTAATTCAGCTATGGATATTTTTGACAGAGCCAGTTTCAAAATGAAAACGGCAATGGCTAAAAATCTTGGTGAGCCAATGATGTCGTTAGCCACAGCCACAGAAACAGTTGCAAACAACATTCAGCACATAATTGATTTATATGTAATCCTTGATAGCTTTTCAGTTAAAGGCTTATTCAAAGGTGCGCAGATGGTTGGAACATACGAGGCATCAGCAATAAAAGGTGCGCTTGGTGTTAAGCCTACTGTAAATACAGGTGGAGCTAATTATGGCTTGAATATGCCTAATGTTCCTGCAAAGCAAGGCGAGGCAGTCAATAGAACTGTTTATAGTGATGAAGCTAAAAAAGCAGAAGAAAAGCTAACTCAAGAAATAGAAAAACAAACCAACGCGCTTCAGAAGCAAGTCAGACAGCTTAATTTTGAAGCTGAAGGTCTAGCTATTGCCAAAACTGAAGCTGAAAAACTTACACTTGAGTTTCAAAAGGGTGGTGATTACGACAAAATTAAAAGCAAGACATTAAAAGACCAGCTTATAGATGCCGCTAAAGCTAAAGATTTGGCACAAGCTGAAGCTGATTTTAGAAAACTTTCAATGGAATCAGAACTTGAGAAAGGTAAATTAAAACATTCAGCGCGTGAAGAAAATAAACTTGAAATTAAAAACCTTGAGATTGCCACAGAAAGATTGGGTATTTCAAAAAGCATGGCTGGTGAAAGCGACACACAAGTTCAACTGGCATTGCGTTACTATGATTTACAGCAAGCGATATTGCAAAAGAAAAAAGATGGTCTAGTAACTGATGAACAGATTTATGATTTTGCCATTGCTAGTATGAATAATATTGAAGCAGAAGAAGCCAACACACGGGCGCAAAACACATTCCAAGCTGGATGGAATAAGGCATATAACAACTTCACAGAACGCGCCCAAGACAGCGCGGCACTTGGCGCAGAAGCATTTAGCTCAATGGCTAACAGTATGACAGGAGCAATTGATAAGTTTGTTCAAACTGGCAAATTAAGTTTTTCGGATTTGGCTGGTTCTATCATCCGCGATTTGATTTCAATTCAACTTAAATCACAAGCAACAAGCATTTTTAGCAGTATGTTTGGCGGTATGTTTGGCGGTGAGGGCGGTGGATTAGGATTGTTTTCAAGTTCAACTAATTTTAATAATGGAGCAGGTCTATTGGGTGGATTTTTTGCTGATGGTGGTTCACCGCCTGTCAATCAACCAAGTATTGTTGGCGAACGGGGCGCGGAATTGTTTGTTCCAAGAACGGCAGGAACTATCATCCCAAATAATTCATTATCTGCAATGATGGGCGGTCAGCCACAAACTGTTTATAATGGAACTGTAATACAAAACATGAACGCCATTGATACGCAAAGCGGTGTTCAATTTATTAGTAAAAACAAAAACGCGATATTTGCCGCCAATCAATCAGCGCAACGCAGTTTGCCACAATCAAGGTAAAAAATTATGGCTACATTGAACACAATATTGGCAGTTGCGGAATCGGTTGGAATTTCAGACCAGCGATTTATTGGGCAAATTGTTTCGCGCAACCAGCGCATCAGCACATCCGAAATTCTAACGGTTCAACCATTTGGGTTTGAAATCAAGCCAATGGCATATTTGCAATACAGCCAAAACCGACCATTGTTAAGCGCATTACGCGAAGCTGACAAAGCAACTGAACAATACTTAAATTTTGGTTCAACTGGATGGGTAAATTATATTGCCTATCAAGGGGGGCTTTCTAGCGCGCAAATAAGTGGTTGCCAATGGCAAACATCAAGCGCAAATAAAACATTGGTTCTAGGTAGCTTGCCGACAGTTTCAAGCGGTACTTACATTGTTCGGACA